AGATTCAGTGGTGAATCTGTAATGCTAACAAGAGAAGAGGCTAAGAAACATGACGCTATATTCTATTATGAATATATGGCAACTGAGGAAGATAAAAAATTAGGTTATGGAGGTTCTAAACTTTGGGACAAAGTGAGAGCCAACTTAAACTGGTTCAGACAAGAGAACCCAGACGCCTACATGGTTTTGCTAGACTAGTGTCAAAATAATATTACAGGGTGCGACAAAATGTCGCACCCAAACACAGAACACATACCTCCTATGTGCGTTGCAATGTCCTGCGACAAAATGTCGCAGGGCAATAGAGGTACCAAGCCCAATGCAAAATTTGCAATTTTTTTAATAATGAATTAAGGTATATATAAAAAGGGGTCCCTACGATACGTATTTAAACAAAGATTTAGATATTTATAAGCGTAAAATAGTTATTCTTTTAAAAAAACATATCAAAAAATTTTTTAGAAAATTTTTTTCGAATGCACTATGGATATAGAGAAGTTAAAAAAGTTTGAGAAACTACCACCTGATGTAAAAAGACAATTAGCTATTTATATGGCTAAGTGGAAGGATAAGAAAAAACAAGCAGATATTAAAAATGACTTTATGGCTTTTGTTAAACATGTATGGCCTGATTTTATAGAAGGTAAACACCACAAAGAAGTTGCGGAAAAATTTAATCAAATAGCTGAAGGTAAAACAAAACGTGTTATAATTAACATGGCACCTAGACATACTAAATCTGAGTTTGCATCTTATTTATTACCCGCCTGGATGGTAGGTCGTAATCCTAAATTAAAAATTATTCAATCAACTAACACAACTGAATTATCTGTAAGGTTTGGTCGTAAAGCAAAAGCTTTAATGGATACACCTGAGTATAAAGAAGTTTTCGAAACTAGATTAAATCCTGATTCCCAGGCCGCTGGTAAATGGGAAACAGAACAAGGTGGAGAATATTATGCTGCTGGTGTTGGTTCTGCAATTACTGGAAGGGGTGCAGATCTTTTAATTATTGATGACCCACACACTGAACAAGATGCAATGAATGCACAAGCTTTGGAGAGAACTTATGAGTGGTATACTTCTGGTCCACGTCAACGTCTTCAACCTGGTGGAACAATTATTATTGTAATGACTAGATGGAATGAAAAAGATTTAACAGGAAGATTAATAAAAGCACAAAAAGAAAATAAAGCGGATCAATGGGAAGTAATTGAGTTTCCTGCAATCCTACCTTCTGATAAACCCCTGTGGCCGGAATATTGGAAACTAGAAGATCTGGAAGCAGTTAAAGCATCTATTCCATTATCAAAATGGAATGCACAGTATATGCAAAATCCAACTGGAGATGAAGGTGCATTAATCAAAAGAGAATGGTGGCAAGATTGGGAAGGAGATATTCCTCCTTTAGAACATGTCATACAATCTTATGATACCGCTTTTATGAAAAAAGAAACTGCCGACTACAGCGCTATTACTACTTGGGGTGTATTTCATCCAACTGAAGATAGTGGTCCTTGTTTAATGTTAGTAGATTGTCTAAAGGGAAGATATGAGTTTCCAGAACTAAGACGTATTGCATTAGAGCAATATGGTTACTGGAACCCGGAAACCGTAATCATTGAGGGCAAAGCTTCAGGGCTCCCACTTACTTATGAATTAAGAAAAATGGGAATCCCAGTAATTAACTTTACACCGAGTAAAGGAAATGATAAACACACTAGAGTTAATTCTGTTTCTCCATTATTTGAAAGTGGCAAGATATATGCACCAACAGATATGGATTTTGCACAAGAAGTAATTGAAGAATGTGCAGCCTTTCCTTATGGAGATCATGATGACTTGGTCGATTCTATGACTCAGGCGGTAATGAGATTTAGACAAGGTGGTCTAATTCAACACCCAGATGATTACGAAGATGAGCCTTTACAACAGAAACCAAAAGTGTATTATTAGCAACTATGGACAAAGACGCAATTCAATCATTAGCAGAATCAATAGCAGACGATATGGGTTATGACTATTTTGATATGACCCCTAGATTACAATCAGTAGTTTACAAAATGGCTATGGATGATTTTTCTGATATGGCGGCTGATAAAGCTGACATGATGAGAAAAAATGAAGCAGCCGGAGGCATGATGCGTTCTAACTATGCAAATGGAAGTGAAGATAAATTTATGGAACTTGTAGAGAGACTTAGAGAACAAGGTTTTTCTCAACAAGAAGCAATTGAAGAAGCTAGAGAAAGACTTTCAAAAAATATGGCTAATGGTGGTAGAATAGGTTATGCATTTGGTTCTGATGATAAAATGGATCAGGCTTCAGGGATCAAGAGTCTTGAAGGAACTAAAATGGCATCAGCTCCAGATCCAATGGCAGAAAAAAATGACATGTCTTTAGATTTGTTTGGTAAGCCTTTAGAATTATTAGATGAAGAAGAGATGGAATATTTAGAAATGCAAATTGAAGATAGATTTGGTAAGAGAGATGCTCCATCAATTAAAATGGCCAGTGATGATTCAGCAATGGATGAATACAGAAAATATGTTTTCGAAATGCAAGAACAAGGAATAGAGCCAGTTTCATTTAGAGAATTTTTAGCACAAGTTTTATCAGAAGCCAGAGGTTAACATGGCCAAAGACATCGGGTCTTATTTCCTAGAACAAGGACAGCCAATTGTTCCTAAACCAAAACCAAAACAATACACTATAGCTAAAGAAAAATCTCAGACAGAAGAAGTATTAGATATTTTAAATACTAAAGCAGCGGCTACAATGCTTTCTCCAAGAACTTATATTAATCTAGTTGGACAAACTGCAAGAAAAGCATATGACCAAAAAGATATATCTGCATCAGATTATTACAATATTGTTATGCCATTGTTTGGTGAGAAAGGTGAAATGGTTACTGAAAAAATAAAACAGTATGATGCTGAACTAGATAGATATGCAGATGGTGGGAGAGTTAATTTTGGAATAGGATCTCCAGGTAAAAAAGGTGGTAATTATAATCCATCGGGTAAGAATCAATACAATCCTCCATCATTAAATCAAGTTTTAGCAATATTAAAAGACCCTAAATATTCTGATTATAGTAAATCAGATTTTTATAAAAAAGGAATTATTGGAAAAAAAACTTTAAACAAATATGAAAAAGAAAATCCAAATTTAATAAAATATCCACGTTACGGTAAAAAATCCGATCCTAAAAAAACTAGAGGTACCCAAAATTTAAAAGCATCTCAGTTCTATAAAGCATCTCAAGGTTCTGCCATGTCAATGGATAAGATAAATAACTTTTCACACTTTGCACCTAAATTAAAAACTTTCTTAACTTCAACACAAGACACTGGGCCATTAAAAGCAAAAGTTAATAGAGCTGCAGAAGGTTATGATAAAAAAGCTAAAAATATTGCATTACAGCAAGAAAAATTAATTAAAGAAAAACCGAAGGGATATAAATATAAATTAACACGATTAAATTATTTAGCAGCTAATGAATCTAAAAAAGCAAATGAAACATTAGGAAAAGAAAATAAAAATTTAAAAGGAACTCTTGGATATTTTGTAGTCAATCCAAACACGGGTGAATTTAAATTAAAAGGTGTAGATAGAGCAAAAACATTTGCTGGTATATCTGGAGAAAAGCAACAATATAAAAATATGGATCCATCTAAAAGAGTTGCATTTGGACCTACTCAATCTAAAGTTCAAGGTATTATAGATTTAATTAAATCAAAAGTAAAAGGTGCTGATATTAAAAGAGCATCTAATGCACCTATTCCACCAAAAACATTAAATGCAAAGATGTTCAAAGGTGCTTTTAAGGGTATGCCTGGTGGAACAGATCAACCTCTTAAAGATCCTTTGGGTGGACAAATAGATTTAATTGACGTTCAAAAATTAATTAAGAAACCATATAATGTCTAAAAGACTAACTACTACAATACCCCCTAAATCAGGACCCATGCCTCAGGGGTTGAATATTAACTATAATACTGTTAAAACAGTCAAACAATCTGGAGAAAAAATAAATGGCGGATATAGACAAAGCACTTCCAAACCAAGTAAGAAAAGAATTTGAATTACCTGGTGAAGAAGAAATTAAAGAACAAGTAGTTGAAGAAGCAACTGAAGAACAGAAATCACCTGATGATGTAGAAGTCACAGAGAATGAAGATGGTTCAGTTGATATTAATTTAGATCCAAAAGTTGCATCACCAGAAGGCGGTGACGAGCATTATTCAAACCTTGCAGAATTTTTACCTGATGATGTTTTAGGAGAATTATCTTCTGACTTAAATAATAAATACATGGACTACTCTTCTTCAAGAAAAGAGTGGGAACAAACTTACACTAAAGGATTAGACCTTTTAGGTTTTAAATACGATAACAGAACAGAACCTTTTCAAGGAGCTTCAGGTGCAACACACCCAGTGTTAGCAGAAGCAGTTACACAGTTTCAAGCATTAGCTTATAAAGAATTACTTCCAGCAGATGGACCAGTTAGAACTCAAGTTTTAGGAATGCCTACTCCTGATAAAACACAACAAGCAACACGTGTTAAAGATTTTATGAATTATCAAATAATGGAAAAGATGAGAGAGTATGAACCAGAGTTTGATCAAATGTTATTTAATTTGCCACTCGCAGGTTCTTCTTTCAAAAAAGTTTATTATGATGATATGGAACAAAGAGCAGTATCAAAATTTGTTCCGGCAGATGATTTAATTGTTCCGTACACAGCTACCTCATTAGATGATGCGGAAGCAATTATTCATCGTGTAAAAATTTCAGAAAATGATTTAAGAAAACAACAAGTAGCAGGTTTTTATAGAGATGTGGAAATTGGAAAACCTCAAGACAAAGACACTGAAATTGATAGAAAAGAAAGAGAAATTGAGGGAGTCTCAAAAACAAGAGATGAAGATATATTTACATTATTAGAATGTCATGTTGATTTAGATTTAGAAGGTTTTGAAGATATGAATCAAGAGACTGGTGAGCCCTCAGGAATTAAAATACCTTACATCGTAACTTTCATAGAAGGATCACATGAGATTTTATCTATTAGAAGAAACTATGAATCAGGTGATCCAATGAAAAGAAAAATACAATATTTTGTACATTTTAAATTTTTACCAGGACTAGGTTTTTATGGTTTTGGTTTAATTCATATGATTGGTGGATTGTCACGTACTGCAACAAGTGCACTTAGACAATTACTAGATGCAGGAACATTATCTAATTTACCTGCTGGATTTAAAATGAGAGGTATTAGAATTAGAGATGATGCACAATCAATTCAACCAGGTGAGTTCAGAGATGTAGATGCACCAGGTGGTAATTTAAGAGATTCATTTATGATGTTACCTTTTAAAGAACCATCACAGACTTTATTAAGTTTGATGGGTGTTGTAGTAAACGCTGGTCAAAGATTTGCATCGATTGCAGATTTACAAGTTGGTGATGGCAATCAACAAGCAGCAGTAGGAACAACAGTTGCTCTACTTGAAAGAGGAAGTAGAACAATGTCTGCAATTCACAAAAGAATTTACTCAGCTCTTAAAAATGAATTTAGAATTTTAGCTAGAGTATTCAAGTTATATCTACCACAAGAATATCCGTATGATGTAGTTGGGGGTCAAAAAATGATTAAGCAATCTGATTTTGATGATAGAGTAGATATAGTGCCAGTTGCTGACCCTAACATTTTTTCTCAAACACAGCGTATTTCCCTCGCTCAGACGGAACTCCAGCTGGCACAATCTAATCCACAAATGCACAACATGTATCAATCATATAGAAATATGTATGAAGCATTAGGTGTAAAAAATATTGATCAGGTTTTAATAAGACCACAACAACCAGCTCCTAAAGATCCAGCATTAGAACATATTGATGCTTTAGGTGGAGCGCAGTTCCAAGCATTTCCTGGACAAGATCACAGAGCACACATAACTGCTCACTTAAATTTTATGGCAACTAACATTGCAAGAAACAATCCAATGGTAATGGCAAGTCTTGAGAAAAATATTTTTGAACATATTAGTCTAATGGCTCAAGAACAAATTGAGTTAGAATTCAAAGATGAGTTAGTACAAATGCAACAGATGCAAATAGCTATGCAACAAAATCCACAAATGGCACAACAGATGCAAATGCAGTTAATGATGATGCAACAAAGAGTGGAAGCTAGAAAAGCACAACTAATTGCTGAAATGATGGAAGAATTTATGAATGAAGAGAAGAAAATTACTTCACAATTTGATAATGATCCTATTGCTAAACTAAGAGAAAGAGAATTAGACCTTAGAGCTATGGAAAATCAACGTAAAAAAGAACAAGATGAAGAGAGAATGAATCTTGATAAGATGAAAACTATGATGAATCAGACAAATCAAGAAGATAAACTTCAACAAAATGAAGAATTAGCAAATTTAAGAGCTGATACTTCAATTGAAAAAACTATTCTTAGTAAAACTATACCAAGTGCAGACTCAATGATGAAGAATACTGAAAATATGGTTCCAAATATTGAAATTATGCGTAAAGGTTAGTGACAATTAATAAAAAAACAGTTAAAATAAAAAAATAAGGAGATAATTATGGAAAAATTAGACAACATTAAAGAAGTTAAAGTTTCCGAACAGCAAACTGAGATTGATCCAAGATCAAAAACTACTGCTGATGGTGCTTTTAACTTAATTGGTACTGGTGGACCTGAAGAAGAAGTTAAAGGTCAAGGTGCAGTGCTAGCAGACAAAAAAAGAAAATCAAAAGCTTACTAACATGTGGTTTTCGGCAATTAAATTAGCCGTTTCTGCTGGAAGTAAAATTTACGCTAATAAGCAGAAGACGAAGATAGCAATGTCAGATGCACAGCTTATGCATGCGTCTCGTATGGCTGAAGGAAAAGAAGCTTACCAAGGAAAACTTTTAGAAGCCAGACAATCGGACTGGAAGGACGAGGCAGTTTTGATAATTTTAAGTTTGCCCATAGCAATCCTGGCCTGGGCAGTCGTATCGGACGATCCGGCAGCAATGGACAAGGTAAAACTGTTCTTTGACATGTTTTCAGAGCTTCCAAAATGGTTCACAAATTTATGGATCCTTGTCGTGGCGAGCATCTATGGTATAAAGGGAACACAAATATTTAAATCACACGGAGGAAAAAAATAATGAGAAAAAAATTTAGTAATGGTGGAAATGGTTTAACTAAAGCACAAAAAACTTTACCTGATGCATTAAAGAAAAAAATTTTAATGGCTAAAGGTAAAAAGAAAAAGAAGCCTGGTGAAAAATCACCTATGGCTAAAATGGTTAGAACGTAATGGCTAAACTTTGTGCTAAAGGCAAAGCAGCTGCTAAAAGAAAATTTAAAGTATATCCTTCAGCATATGCTAATATGTATGCTTCAGGAGTTTGTTCTGGAAAAATAAAACCAGGTGGTAGAAAAAAAGCTGCAGGTGGTGGTCACATGGTTGCTGGTTTAGCAAGAAGAAAAAGAGTGTCGTGTGCGTAGTTATTATTCAGTAGGTGGTTTAACAAAATGGGTATCAGAAAAATGGGTAGACAT